GTAAGCCAAGTTGGCTCTGTAGCTCTAAACGCTGAGACCACTAGAGTTATCGGTACAGTAAACGTATCCGCAGACCAAGCCCACATTGTAGGCCAAATCACAGCCGCCGATAACCTCGTAGGTGTGCCTGACAATACAGGTACTTTAGTTCAAGGCAACCCTTCTGTTAACTCTTATATTCAGTTGGATACTAACCCACAGCACTCGGCTTGGGCAGTTGAAATCACAGGTGATCTAGATGGGGCTACTTTCTATTTTGAAGGGACAATCCATACAGAGGCAAATGAGGACGCCAACTGGATAGCAATTAACGGGCGCAGTACTGGTGTTCTTGATACAGATCTCTCTGCAAGCACTATTGGTGCAGGGTTCTTCCGTGGCAACTTAGCAGGTATGAAGCACTTCCGTGTAAGGGCAACAGGTGGCAACTCCAATATCAACGCTGAAATACATGTTCGCGTTGGTTATGGATCTGGCGCGGTGTTCCTTAACGCCTCTATTCCAGCTGGCGATAACATCATTGGTACAGTTCGGGTAGCTCCTAGCTTCTCTGAGGGTCCTACCTTCCATAAGTTTATTTCCTCTGCAGGTGTTAATTCTACTAACCTTACAACTTCAGTTACTAACTTAAACATCTTGAATGTTGTTAATACTGCCGCAACTATGCGTTACTTCAAGCTTTACAATAAGGCAAGTGCGCCTATCGTTGGCACAGATATTCCTCTAATCGTTATTGCTTTGTCTCCAAACTCCGCTAGTAACTTCACACTACCCCCTTTGGCAGGTATTGATTTTTCTATAGGTCTTTCTTTCGCTGCAATGACAGAACCACAAGACAGTTCTTCGGCACCCCTCACAGTTTCAGGTGAGATTGTTGCTATGCTTGCTTACAACGACTAAAACAAACAAACTCCAACTGAGGTTCGAGAAAGGAAATAACATGGCAAGACTAACAAACCCATCAACGGCACAGCCAATGGGGAGGAACCGTTTATCGTCTCCTTCCAGAGACACCGTATCAGATGATGGCACTACTCTTGTGTCTATTGTTGATGGTGAACAAATTCAAATTCAGCTTACCGTAGGCTGGATGACTAACCTATCAAGTGCTAACATTGTAGCTAAAGTTGTTGAGGGTAATAACACAGGTAACGGGGAACTCCCTGATGGTACCGCTGAGAGTGCGGCTGTTATTAACCTAGCTATTATAGATGAAGACGAAACAGACAACACTTTCAAGATCGTTATCCCTGAAGATCTAACCTCTACTTGGTCTCAAAAGGCTACTCCTAATAAACCTGTTTATGGTTTTATTGGCCTAGAGATTGATGATGGGGGGGTTGGTTCGGCAAAACAGGTATGGAAGCCTTTACGCGGTCTAGTAGAGATCTTGTATAGCCCTTCGGAGGCTTAATCCAATGGGTGCTAAGTACAGTTTAACTCTCTCCCCTACTGAGTATCACCTAGATTTAGACAGTAGCGATACTAATCTTTCTATTGAGAGTGATAATCACAACCTAGATGTGACTACCAACAAGTATCAGTTAAATGTAGAAGTAGACGCTACTACACTTTCTCTAAGTAGAGTAGGCGGCCAAGGATCTCAAGGCCCTGCAGGAAATACTACTATCTCTGACTTGACCTCTGGTGAAGTACAAGATGGTGATTTTCTACGGTACAACGCTGCTACAAGTTCTTGGGAGAACAAACCTCACACTTTAACTACTGCTAGTCTTGTCGATGTAGACAACACAGGTAGAGAAGATGGGGCTCTACTGTTGTACGATAGTACTTCTTCGAAATACGTAGCAACAACACAAATAGCTAACTCAAACTTATACTTGATTGGAGGGTCATTCTAATGGCTACTAAAATTCTTCTTAAAAAATCCACTACTAGTGGTTCGGCCCCAATTGCAGGCGACTTAGATGTCGGTGAACTTGCCATTAACCTTTCCGATCGTAAAATCTATGCTAAGAATAGTGGGGGTTCTGTTGTAACACTTGCGGGTGCTTACGTTGACTCCGTTGCACCTTCTAACCCTTCCGAGGGTGACATTTGGTATGACACCGCGAACAACCTCTTGATGGCTTACAATGGCTCCAGCTTTCTTTCTGCTGGTTATGCTACTTTATCTGATCTAGAAGATGTAACACTTACGGCAGTTACTACTGGTGACTTTCTACGTCATAACGGTACTGCTTGGGTAGACTCTGTTATTCAGGACTCAGACATCTCTTCTGCTATGGTTACTCAGCACGAAGGTTCTATCACTATTGACTCTACACAAGTCTCTGATTTTGACACTGAGGTTTCAAACAACACAGCGGTTACAGCAAACAGCGCAAAAGTAACTAACGTATCTACTGACCTCACTAAATCTTCTACTACAACTAACGTTACTATCCACAGTTCTGATGGTACAGATGTTGCTATTGGTGCTGCCACAGGTTCCGTAGCGGGTCTTATGACGTCGGCTGTTTTCGATGAGCATACAACAAACAATGCTAAAGTCTCTGACGTTAACCACAACGTTGATACTAACCTTAGCACTACTACTTCAACAACTTCGGTTACTGTTGTAAGTTCTGATGGTTCAAACGCCATTATTACTTCTGCAAGTGGTTCTGTTGCTGGTGTAATGACGTCTGCTCTATACAATAACGTCATAACTAACAACGCTAAGAGCACAAACGTAACCACTGACCTTGGCTACAATAGCTCTTCTAGTGCAGGTACAATTACCTCTTCGGATGGTGCTGACGCCACAATCCCTGCTGCTACTACTTCTATTGCAGGCTTGCTAACCTCCTCTGATAAGACTAAGCTTAACGGTATTGAAAGTGGCGCTAACGTAACTGACGCGGCTAACGTTACTGCTGCTGGCGCGTTGATGGATAGTGAACTAACTGACATCTCTGCGGTTAAAGGTATTAACCAAGCACTAACTACTACTTCTGATGTTGACTTTAACAACTTGGTTCTTGCTGGCAACCTTACAGTTAACGGTACAACAACTTCTGTTAACTCTAATGAAGTAAACATCGGCGACTCAATCATCGTATTGAATGCTGATGAAGCTGGTACTCCCTCCGAGAATGGTGGTTTTGAAGTTGAACGTGGTACTTCTGCTAACGTAAGCTTTGTCTGGAATGAAACAGATGATGCTTGGGACTTAGACAACGAAGAGCTACAAAACGTTACACTAGACGGTGGCACTTACTAAGCCCGTACAATAACAAGGGGGTGGCTCTATAGTCACCTCCATCCTCAAACACACAGGAAAATAGCCCGATGGCAACTAAAATTATTCATAAGAAATCTTCCGTGGCTAGCTCTGTACCCGCTTCTGGTGACTTACAGCCGGGAGAACTGGCCATTAACTTGGCAGACAAAAAGATCTACTCTAAGACTACTGGCGGTAGTATTATTGAGATGATCCCAGAACAAACTCCTGCAGAACTCTTAGCTGCTCTCAAGACTGTAGACGGCTCTGGATCGGGCTTAGACGCTGATACTTTAGACGGCTTAACTGCGTCCGAGTACGTCACTAAAGCGGAAGAGGCTGAGTTCTCAGGTATGAAGAACCCCCCTACCGACATTAACAACGTAGTTACTGCTGGTGAATACCGAATAACAAGTAACAATACAAACACTGCCTCAGCGTCAACAAGTACTATGACTGTGAGGGTTTCTTATAGCGTAGTTGAGCAATGGCATCATCTTAGAGGTGGGCCAACTTACTCTAGGCATTCTACTGACTCTGGATCTATATGGAGCCCCTGGACCGCTGACTTAACAACGGAACACTTAACTGTACTAGACGATGATGGCCTATTCATTAAGGCTGTCACAAATAACCCTGCAGGGGGTGCAATGCTGCGAATGAGTGACCGCTCGACAGGAGACCAGTACGGCACAATCTCTTATCATCACTCAAATGGGGTGGCAGGCTCCG